CATACTTAATATGGTCTGCTCTACATAGAGCCATTAGATTCTCTATTCTGTCCTTGTCTTTAGCACCTCCTGATCCTCTATTCTCTATATGATGAATATCAACCGCTCTACCTCCACAGATCTCACAAGGAATGAAATCATCTAGAACATAGTTGAAGTGCTTCATATAGATCTTAGTGTGCTTTTTCATTTCTCTCGTGATAAATAAGTAATTGCATTTCTCTAACAAAACACTCTGATGTGTACCAATCACATTGACCTAATCCGCTTAATCTATTTTGAATATGGTCTAACAATTCTTGCTTCGTCATAATGTTCCCTTGATTGTGTAAGTGTCTAGATCCTGACCTCTGACAAAGAAGTCTCTATACAAAGAGATCGCTCTGTTGAACTTCGCTTCTCCTCTCTTGTAGAACTCCTCTGATACATCATAGATCCCTATATCAGTAGATGCCTTGTCCAGAACTATGAATGTGAAATCCTTATACGAGGTCTTGAACAAGTTGCAGTAGATATAACATTGTAGATCATATCCGTATTTGTCTGCTGAATACCTGAAGGCTTTAAGATCTGTGGTTGTCTTCACATCAATGATCTCTCCTCCTCTCTGGATATCTGCTTTTCCTCTAAAAGGAAAGCCACCAATGAGATCTACCATAGGCACTTCGCATTCGGATCCTGATAGATAACTCAACGCAATCTCGTTTCTGTTAAAGGCATCAGCCATGCGTTCTCCTGCCTCCTTATCCCTTCTTGTGATACAAGTCTTGGGATTGTTTGCTTGAGCCTCTTTAAAGGCTTTAGTGTTCTTACTAGCAACATCTACCACCTCAAAGATCTCGTCAAAGTTCTGAGGCTCTAAGATCATCACATGAATCACCCTTCCCATAAGCAAAGCAGGGCTTGAGTCGTTTGATCCGTACTTCATAACATTGCTGAAGGTCTTTGGGCTATCCAAAAGCATCTTACAACTTGACGAAGACAATGCTAACTTGTTGAGCGTTCCGTAATAGAAGTCATCGCCTCTTGCTTGATCAATCAGCCAATGCTGATCGTAATCCGATCCGTCTAGCATCAACATGAGTAACAAGTTAAGATTTCTACTAACTCATATACCGCTATCATAGCGATCATTCCTAGAATGACCATAGTCTGCAAGAATGCGACTACTGCTACTTTGTTCCAATCAATCTTTTTCATCTCTCTCGTTTTTAATAACAAGGCTAATTTAGAAACAATAAAGTTATAAAAAAAGGCTTTTGATAATTATTTTTCTTTTTCGTCAAAAAAAGTTTCTCCAATGAACTCTTCTAAGTCATCAACACGCCTTTGAAGCGATCTGATTTGATTGAGGGCTATGCCCAATCCGATCCCGAATAATATTAACACCATCTCTCTAGTATTTTATTTCTTGTATCAGAAGATCTTGTATGTCTTCTATTCTTAAATAAGTAAACACATCTTGCTTTCCAAACCTCCCTATCCACTTGTAAAGCCCTTCTGAGGGCTTAACTCTGTTTTTCCGAAGGACTGCCTCAGGGCTATATTTTTCGCACCTCTCAATCACTCTGTCTCTGAGATCGTTTTTCTTAAATATATAGAACCTGTCTGTGAATTGGAACGCTATGTATTCTGCTTTAGATTCCTTAGCACACCATCCGTGATAGCCCCAAACATTTAAAAACTCAAGAAGGATAAACCCGTGTTTGTGCATTGGCTTTAATCCCTTCACATCAATACACTTGCCTTCCCAATAGAAGTCAATGTGCTTTTTATCGTCAGCAAGTTCGGACTTGATTGCTCCTGTTAGCTGCTTGAACAACTCTTCACCGTCCTTGCCTATTGATATGCAATGATTGGTTCTGTCATCAGACTGTTGAAGCCCTTTCTTTAGATAGTTATTCAGAGACATCCAAAAGGTCTTGAAGTTCTCTCATCCATTGCATCCAAATCTTAGGAGAACAAGTACAGGGTATATCAAACTTGTGATTGAAAACTCTTGCGTGAATGGTAGCGATCTGCTCACGGTCCTGAAGGTTGAGAGTCCTCTTTCTAAGGACTCCTGAAGAAAGGTATTGAACCTCCTCAGGGCTTAAACATTCAGGCTGCTTTGAGTAAGGAAATATCTTATTGAGTTTGTCTCGTCTCTCATCACATCCGCAGTCTTCACCTGCGATAGCTTTCACTACTGCCTTGATTCCCGTAGCTTCTGTTATCTTCTCAATGGTGTCTCCTAATCCCTTAGATTTTGTCGTAGTCTCCATTTTGGTAGTCTTCCCAATCTTCTTTGATGCCTTCGTAGATTTTTGCTTTGCCATTTTTAATCGTGTTCTTAATTGATGTTAATCCAATATCCGTTTCTCTGTGAATCTGGTTCATACTAGTTCCCTCCATGTGTATTCTGATAATCTTCTCGTCATACCAATGAAGGTCCTTCATCTCATCCTCCATATAGGTTATGAGTTTCTCAAGTGCTTCTTTCTCCTCTGGATATGGCTGATCTAGATGGTAGTCAAAATGCAAATCTTCCAATGACACCTTGTTGATCTTCCTTTTTGTTCTTTGATATTTGAGTGCGGTATTGATACAGGACCGATACACATAAAAAAAGTTAAGGGAGTCCTCCTCATAAAAGTTGGTCCTCCCTTCGCTCTCTAATTCTAACAGCCGTACAAACACCATCTGAACTATATCAGATGCGATCTCATAAGATCCATCAGTGTATTCCTTGATAAATCCCGTTAATCGTTTGAAATTCTTTCTGTAAAACTTCTCTATGTTCCCCATGATATTTGAATCATAACTAAACCAACACCTAACTGAATTAAATGAAGTCCATTGTGATCCTCTGTTGGATCGTAATAGGCATAGTTGATTCCAAACATCAATCCTGTAAGAGGGCTAAATTCAATTTGCATCAATCAACTGCTTGTAGTTTTTGTTCTGTTTGCGTAATATACTGCAATTATCATTTAATTCTTGACATTTTAATGTTAATTTCTGCACTTCGTATTCCAACTCAACTATTCTCATCTTCTGCCTAGTGAACTGAGCCTGAAGGCGGTTATCGCTTTTTATGTTCTCAATAGGACAATCAAGGAGCATCTGAACGGCAGTTGAATAATAGTATCTATACAACTCACTCCAATCGTGATTCATCTCGTGATTCTTCACTGCGTGATGAATTGTAGCGTGATTCTTGTCAAAGATCCTTCCGATCTGCATCAAGGTCATATACTTTCTCATCGCCACCATCATAGCAGATCTGGCGAACACTTGTTCAGTCTCTCTGGTGTTGTTAGGTATGATGCATATCTCATCATAGTAATCTCTCATCAATGTGCTTAAATCTTCCATCTGATCTCTTTCTCTTTATCAATTATTTTTTGAAATGGTATTCTGTGAAGACCTCCCGTTGAGGTGTTCCTTACTATATAATAACTACATCCGACATCAATGTCAGATTCTTCTTCATCTAGTCTGGTTTGAAAATAGGCGTGAGTCTCCATACATATGAACTCCATCCCGTTGATCTCAAACCTCTGACCATTGTTCATCTTTCTCTTAAAATCCATCCATCTCTCTGTTTAGCATCTCGTTGAGTCTAATGTTCTCTTTTTTTAAATCGTACATCTCCTGCTTCAATTTACCGTTCTCAATCCTAGCATCTAGGATCAACTTGTCTAGAGTCGTAAAGTAATCTGTTATGTGTCTATAAACTGCTGCTGAATCAGCAAGGATCTGAAACACCTCCCACATATCTTCCTTCGTCATCGTTTTCTGATCGCTTAACTCCTTGCTAAGGTGATCCAGAGCCTTGAACAACTCTGCCTCCTTTTCCATGTAGTAAAGCCTGTTACCCTCAAAATGGAGATCCATCTATTACTTTCTCTTTAGTTACTAAATTTAATCCGTTGATCTTAAAGCCGCAATTCCCCTGAGTTGATTCCATCCTGATAGGCGAATCTAATGGTGTTGGTCTACCTCCTGATTCCAACTCCTTAACCTTCCTCACATGAATATCGGTGTAGACCCAATCGCGACTATGTTGCGTGTACCTGTGAATTACAAAAAATTCATCGCTGCGATTCACGAACTTACCACCACCTTCAACATCACTAGCCATAGGAGGCATCGTGTGATTAGCATATTCGTGAGATCCCTTATGAACTTGCCTCAAGGCTTGAGTAGCAGGGTGCGTGTTTAAGATCGTTGTTACTCCAAATTCCTTGCAGAACTTTCTTATGTGGCTTGTTACCTCATAATGATACTCGTGCGTTGAGACTCCTTTTAGGTCCGCTTTTCTTATCGTAAGCGAGTTATAAGGATCTATCATCATACCTTGAAACTCCCAAGCATCATAAACCTCTCTTGCGATCTCTAACAATTCAAAAGCATCTACGATCAACTCGCTATCTAGGAATGCCCAATGACCCTCTACAAAGCTATGGTGTCTCCAGAAGGTCCTCTCATCTATCTGATTGATCGGCTTCCCTGCGAGGAACTCTATCAACTTTCTTTGAAGTGATTGAACTTCGTTTTCTGAAGAATAGATCAACCACTTTGTTCCGTTCTCTAATGTGTGAAGCAACTGAAGGTAGGTCATTGTGTGAGTCTTCCCGACATTGGCGTGTCCTGTTACTACTATGAAGTTTCCCTTCTTGAATCTAAGGTAATCATCTATCTCTACTGCTCCAAATCTTGATGCCTCTGATATCTTTCCCTCTCTTGCTCTCTCTAGATACCTGATAGTCTTATTTGATTGTATTATGTGTTTATGTATCATCCCTCTAATTTAACAAACATTTTTAATATCTCAGATCCTGAGAAAAAAAAAGAGGAGTATTTCTACCCCTCTCTAATAAGCATTCGTATCAAATCACAATCCGTAACATTTAAAAATTGCTCTTTTGATTGCTTCTGAATATCCAACTCCTGTATTTAGTTTGATGTTGTTTAACATTTCTTTTTCAGTATGTGATAGTCTTAGACATACTTTATGAACATCAGGATTCTCACGAATCTCTCTATACTTCAAAATTTCTTCTTTAGTAAACATCTCTAGATTATTTAGAATGGTAAGTCATCATCTGCTGCTTGTCCGTTTACAATAGCATTCGCTACTTGTATCTTTTCTTCTCTAGAAGAGAAGTGATTATCATATGAAGTCTCCT